ATTGTATTTGACGTAGCAGCGGATATGGTGCGAATGTGCCCTGCCCTTTCCAAGCGAGTGAAAATTCTGACCTCACAAAAGCGTATCGTGTACATCCCGACCAACAGCTTCTATCAGGTGCTTTCTGCTGAAGCCTATAGCAAACATGGTTTCAACATTCACGGGGTTGTGTTTGATGAACTTCATACGCAGCCGAACAGAAAGCTCTTTGATGTTATGACCAAAGGTTCCGGCGATGCCAGAATGCAGCCTTTGTATTTCCTGATTACCACCGCCGGAACTGACACAAATTCAATCTGCTATGAAGTTCACCAAAAGGCAAAGGACATTCTGGAGGGCAGAAAGCATGATCCGACATTTTATCCTGTCATTTATGGTGCAGATGAATCTGAGGACTGGACGGATCCGAAGGTGTGGAAAAAGGCAAACCCAAGTCTGGATAAAACCATTGGAATGGATAAGGTGGTGGCGGCGTGTAACTCTGCAAAGGAAACTCCCGGCGAAGAGAACGCCTTTCGGCAACTGCGTTTGAATCAGTGGGTAAAACAAGCGGTGCGTTGGATGCCGATGGAAAAGTGGGACAAATGCAAGGTCGCTTTTGATGAATCCGAACTGGAAGGAAGAATCTGCTACGGTGGACTCGACCTTTCCAGTACAACGGATATTACAGCTTTTGTTTTGGTATTTCCTCCAACAGATGAAGATGAGCATTATTATGTTTTGCCCTACTTCTGGCTGCCGGAGGAAACTTTGCCCCTTAGAGTAAGACGTGACCACGTTCCATATGATGTATGGGAACGGCAAGGCTATCTGAAAACCACTGAGGGCAATGTGGTTCACTACGGTTTTATCGAAAACTTCATCGATGAACTGGGGCAAAAATTTCATATCAAAGAGATTGCATTTGACCGCTGGGGTGCAGTGCAGATGTCGCAGAATCTGGAGGGGCTTGGTTTTACGATGGTGCAGTTCGGGCAGGGTTACAAAGATATGTCACCGCCGACCAAGGAACTGATGAAACTGACCTTGGAACAGACACTTGCACACAACGGACACCCTGTTTTAAGGTGGATGATGGATAATATTTTCATTCGCCGTGACCCCGCCGGAAATATCAAGCCGGATAAAGAAAAATCCACAGAGAAGATCGACGGTGCGGTTGCCATGATTATGGCTCTTGACCGTGCAATTCGCTGTGGATGTGTGTCTGATGAGTCGGTTTATGATTTGAGGGAGATGCTGGTGTTATAGGTTTGATTATCTTTGCAAACTGGAATTCATTGGTGTGGTTTATACCAAATATCTATTTCTTCTTTTTCTGGAATTTCAAACAGAGAAGAAACTTTATTTAGTAATCCCTCATTAACATAAAAACTTGATCCGCCATTTCCAGATATGACTTCATTATTTCTTTTTTCAATATTTTCATACCAAGTCTTATCATCAATATCAATATAATGCATTTCTACCAAAACCCCATTATTTTCTCCATATCTTTTTATTTCTTTCCTGTTTTCTTTCGTCCAAAATCCCCAATCTAAAATTACAGTGCATCCTGCATTTACAATTTCCACTGCTTTTTTTCTTAAATATAAATTAACTCTTATAGCAAATTCATCATAGCCGTCACCTTGTTGATTATTTGTTAAATCATAGGTTACTTCATCTGTAGATAAAATCACAGCATGCTCTTGTTCTTTTAATCGATTAGCATAATATGTTTTACCACAACCAATCTTTCCACATATACAAAGTAATTTTGCCATAACACACCTCACTTACAAATTCCGATTTGTAGAGCAACTGCTCTGCATTCTGTTTAGCATATTATACCACACCCTTGTCCCTAAAGTCAAGAAAGGAGTTTGATTCTCATGGGTATTTTCACAGGACTATTCAAGTCCAGAGATAAGCCGACCAACAGCTATGATTCACCATCCTACACATATTTTTTCGGACGAGCGAACAGCGGAAAACGTGTCACCGACAGAACAGCCTTGCAGCATATTGCAGTTTATGCCTGCGTGCGTGTGCTGTCAGAAGCAATTGCACAGCTGCCACTGCATTTGTATAAATACAACGATAGCGGAAAAGAGCGAGTGCCACAGCACCCACTTTACTTTTTGCTCCACGATCAGCCAAATCCTGAAATGACATCGTTTGTCTTTCGAGAAACCTTGATGTCCCATCTGCTGATTTACGGAAACGCTTATGCACAGATTATTTGTAACGGCAGAGGTGATGTTTTAGGATTGTATCCTTTGATGCCTGACAAAATGAAGGTTGACCGTGATGAGAAAAACCGCCTGATATACATTTACAGCCGTTACGATGAGGCGAATCCGAATCTGAAAGAACAGGGCGACATCATTCTTTACGCTGATGAAGTCCTGCACATTCCGGGTTTAGGATTTGACGGACTGGTTGGATATTCGCCGATTGCACTTGCAAAAAATGCAATCGGCATTTCTATTGCCTGTGAAGAATATGGAGCATCGTTTTTCGGAAATAATGCAAATCCAAGCGGTGTATTGGAGCATCCGGGAGTGATTAAAAATCCCGATAAATTAAGAGATGCATGGCACAGAGCATATGGAGGAAAAAACTCACATAAAGTTGCCGTTTTAGAAGAAGGCGTAAAATTTACACCAATCTCAATTCCAAATAACGAAGCTCAATTTCTGGAAACCCGAAAGTTTCAGATTGAAGAAATCGCAAGAATGTACAGAGTGCCGCTTCATATGATCGGTGACCTTGACCATGCAACATTTTCAAATGTGGAACATCTGTCATTGGATTTCGTCAAATACAGCCTTGATCCTTGGATTGTTCGCTGGGAGCAGTCTTTGCAGAAAGCACTTCTTTCTGATTCCGAAAAAGGACAGTATTTCGTGAAGTTCAATGTAGACGGACTACTGCGTGGCGACTATGCTTCCCGTATGCAGGGCTATGCTATCGCAAGACAAAACGGTTGGATGTCGGCAAATGACATCCGAGAACTTGAAGATATGAATATGCTTTCTGAGGAAGAGGGCGGAAATCTGTACCTCGTAAATGGCAGCTTTACAAAACTCGCTGATGCAGGTGCATTTGCAAATCAAAATTCAGAAAAGGAGGAAAAAACCAAATGAAGAAATTCTGGAACTTTATTCAAAATGAAGATACATCAGAAGCTGAGTTACTTTTTAATGGTCCCATTTCAGAAGATACTTGGTGGGGAGATGAGGTCACACCTGCACTGTTCCGTGATGAACTCGCAAAAGTCAGCGGAAACTTGACAGTTTGGCTGAACTCGCCAGGCGGCGATGTGTTTGCCGCAAGTCAGATTTATTCCATGCTGAAAAATCACAAAGGCAAGGTTACCGTGAAAATTGACGGTATTGCTGCATCAGCGGCTTCTGTTGTGGCAATGGCAGGCGATGAAACTTTAATTGCACCAACTGCCCTAATGATGATCCATGATCCCAGCACTTGTGCTATGGGCAACAAGGCAGATATGGAAAAAGCAATTGAACTTCTGGAAGAAGTCAAGGAATCTATCATCAACGCATACGAAACCAAATCTCATCTCAGCCGAAATAAGATCGCTAAACTGATGTCCGATGAAACCTGGCTCAATGCGAAAAAGGCTCATGAAATGGGTTTTGTGGACGGGATTCTCTTTGCAGAAAAGAAGAACCCTTTCCCTCCCGAAGAGGAAGAGGAGGAAGAATCTGATGAAGATGAGAAAAAGGAAGATTCTTTGACCGCAATGACCTATTCCAAATCGAAGAATCTATCCGCATTCTTATCCAAAGTATCTGCATCAGCAGAATCCGTTACAGGCACACCGATTGACC